TTCCAGATCAATGGTTTGTTGTTGAAGTGCGATCTGAATATTTGACTCAAGGCGTTGCTTTTCTTCTTCATCTGGAGATAACTCTATAAAAATTCCAAAATTGTGTAAGTATAATTCTTTAATATCTTCAAGTATAGCGACATTGTACTTACCTATTTGCATAGAGAAATCTTCAGCAAAATCAGAATACTCAAGTATATCCGCTATTCTTATTGATATACATTCAGCCATTCTTTTTGTTACGTTTAATCCAGCAGTAAGTATATGTCTAGTTGCTGTATTGCTATTTAAAGCAGCTAATTTTTGAACGCCTACAAGAGCATCTGGACTAGGTGTTGATGCATCTCTTGCTTCATTTATGCCTGTCACCTCTCTTATCATGTTAAGGTTATAGTTATATACATTAATGAGTGAAGACATTTTAGAGGCCCCATTGTTTGAGTTTAACTCTTGGATGGGTATCCTTGCATTATTAAAATCACCATCTTGCGTATAGCTTCTACCAATAACACTACCAGTTTGAAAATATAGCTTAAGAGCATCTTCTGGGCTATAAGCGGCACCAGTTCCAAGATCAACTTCGTTAATACCGTCAGCGTCTATAAAAACACCATCTGGTACTATACGTGCCATAACTTGTTGCAGTTTTAAATGAGTTAGCTGTATTTGATCAGCAAAAGGTATCATCCTTCTCACGAGAGACTCTACATTCCCTTTATACATTCTAGGAGCATAAGAGATATAGTTAGGTAATGCCTTCTGAGTCGCTGACTTTGGACGAACCATATTTTTCATCAACTCCCACTTGACTAATGTATTAGTACCTGCTACTAATATACCCTCATACCATGCGTCTCTAACGGCTTCTATTCTTTCGAACATCATACCCTCTTCTACAGGAGGATTAAATTTTCCATCCTTCCTTATTACTCTCTCTCCACCATTTTCTAACATTTTTTTCTTCCATACAAAACGCATGTCAGTCTTATAGTTAAAATATAACAATGTCACAACTTCATTTAAAAATGCGTCATCTTGATATTGCCTCGTAATAGGGAAATAGCTATACCAAGCGGAACTAGTGTCTTTTATTTCTTGAAGTTCTTCTTTTGTTAGGTTTGGGTTTATTTTTAATAATTCAGTGTAGTGTACTTGTTTTACTTCACCAAAATAATAACAGTCTGAGAAATCTGGTTTCTCTGTGTAGCTGTGAATCCAATTTGCTGGATCGACATAATCTATTTTAACACCATCATTTATTAAAAAGGTGTGTCTCATAACGCCAATGCCAAGTGTAGTCATATCGTAGTCGAACAACCTCTTTAACTCAGTGTAGTCGTTCATCTTTAATATAGTGTCAATTGCAATCTCTTCAGCTATCTCTATCCCTGGCTTATATTTAAGTTGCATATACAAAGAGAGCTCCTCTTCGTTTCTCGGTAGTTCCTCTGGATCTACATTATATGCGTCAACGCCATACTCTTCTTTTGTTAACTCAAGAAAATCTTTAGAGACCATGTCGGCTTCTATCATATCTTGGAATAGACTTTTCTTTTCAGCTGAAATTATATCCTGAGATTCAACTTTTATTTTAAAAAGTCTGTCATTCATACCGTTGACAACTATATCAACGAATTTAGGAATAATAGGAATTGGAGTCCAGTCTAAATTAAGCATAGACATGTCACCGTTTATAGAAAGTTCATCCTTGTACTTTTGTACTGGCTGTTCGCCTCTTGAGTATAATCTTAACCTATGATACTCTCCCCATTGATCGTAAAATCTACAAGTGTTATTCTTTCTCTTAAACCATTCCCCTTCTACTGCCTTTCCAACTCTTAGTCCGTATTCCATTGTTTGTTTTTCCTCATCTGAGGCTAACGCACTGGGAAATTGACCTTGGTAAATTATAACTGATGGTTTTTTATCCATTATTTTATTATTTCGCTTCTGCTTCCACGATTATCGTATCTTACAAATTTAATACTTATTTTTGATTCTTTTATTTCTGGTATAAACATGTATCTCTTAATAGCCATAAGGGCTAAACCAGAGCTAATAGTAGCATCGTGTTTTGTTCTATCATTGATGTTAAACCTAGCCCAATCCTCTAATGTTCTGTTAAAGTACATAGAGCCTATCACTCCAGATTCTCTATATGTACCATCGTTATCAAATCCCACATGCTCCTCAATATAAGTGTTAATAACAGATGCGTGAGCTTGCCTCATGTCTTCAGATGAGTTAGGAACTCCACCTATTTCTATCTCCGTCTTGGAAAGTTTTGATTGATGCTTATCTGGTCTGTTCATTGAGTATGCCCTATAACCTCTATTTCTAAAATGATATAGAAGTCTTGCCTTGTTATTTTCTGCAAGTATTGGCATCCCATAGAATACACAAGCCATAAGCACATCTTCAAAAAATATCTCAGCTGTCTGAGGTCTAGCTATGTACTCTAAAAAGAATTCATTGCACGGTACATTTTGCTGCATATGAAATGTAGTGACACCATGAAGAGCACCGTTAGAACCACCACCACCAACAACGCCAGAGATATCATAAGGGTCGCACCCAAACGCACCAAGGTGATCATTACCTGGATAAAATTTGCCATTTCTTATTATTTTTTTGTTTCTATTTTCTTGTTTAGGAATCCAAGATACTATAAATCTACCTTTTGGATCTGGAGTCCATATTACCTCAGTGTCTACCTCTCCGTTCTTCCAATGAAAATACCCCCTAGTTAAGAACTTCTCCTTTATCAAAGAGTCGTTGTAGTCTATCTGTTGGTAGATCTTAGTTAAGTTAAACAAGGAGTGCTTGGACTCATCTCTAAATGCGTGTGATTCTGTTCTTGGATACTGTCTGTAAAATTCGTTTAGTGCATCAGCATCTGACTTTAATGCAGCCACCTCGTTCTCCCACCAAGAAATAACACCTTGGCTTATCATCTGTCCGTCTATGCCCTTCACTGGATTTTTAGGGTTGTCTAGCACTGGCCATCCAAACTGATCTATATAGCCCTCTACATTCCACTCCATAGGAACGAATAGAGAGTATAGGCCACTCTTTGTTTGATAATTGGCAGATCTTTTTGTAGTACTACTGTCGTAATACAATTCCTTAAAGTTTTGACCTCCTTTTGGCAAAGCGTTTGAAGTTGAACCCATCATACATTTGCCAACAACTCGGGCACCAAGACGTAAACAAGTCTTAGTTACCCTCCAGTTATTTAATATGTTTTCTGGTTTTTCCCATTTACCAGATTCGTCATGTACCAACATTAATAGTTTCTCACCGTCATAACTGTTGTCAGCTGTATTTTTCCAGTCAATAGTCGTATCAAGTCCTTCAATATCATCAGTCTTCTCTGCGTCCATATTCTTTCTAGTAATCTTACTAGCTGGAAGTCTAAATGCCAACTCAGTCTTTGGATTGTCCATTCCGTCTTGTATGGGCTTAAAGAAGAATGGATAGTTCCTAACAATAGGAACCACCTTGTCTGTAAACATCTTCTTAGCGTCACTACCTGTCTTTGATAGTATACCGATCCTAGAGTCTCTTACCATAGTACCTGTGTTGGAAACTTCTGCCGATGACATAAATGAGAATCCAGAACGCCTGTTCTTTAAATAACACATACCAAAAGAACGGTTGTCTGCCTTGCACGCCTCCCAATAAATATAGAATATTCTATTTGACTCACGGAATTCTGGTAGGCCAATGTCTATCTTAGTCCACTGAAGATACATATAATGTGTGCCAGTTATGTATGTAGGTTTACCGTTGTTTATAAACCAGTAACCGTATTCCCTTCTGTCGAATTCAGTCTCTATATAGTCTACATATTTAGACTTAAAAGAATTATCCTTTCTATTCCAATCAAAAACAGTCTTTAACTTATTTAGCTCCGATGAATATTCCTCTGCCTTCCATGTATTGTTTTTATTTGGAATATTTTTTTGTTCAGATGGAAGTGCTATCTTAATTCCATTTATATCATATATGTCTCCTATAGTCCCATCTTTAGATATTACAACCAGATCATAATCTGGGTGGTAGCCATACGTCCAAGACTTCTTAGCGTTCTTTGTATTTAACGCTGTCTTGTTTATATATTCTTTAACTAAAATGTATAAACTATTTTTCATTTATATATTCTTTTGTAAAAAGTATTTAATGTTAGTTCTTCTTAGCTCTTCCTTCAGCAAAACCCTTATTTCCTAATGTGATTTCAGATTCTGGGCTAGCTAAATTTTCTTCTTGCTCTATCTTTTGCAACATAGACAATGCATCCTCAAACGCAAGACGTTTTGCTGACGCAGCGTTCTTTAGTTTATCAGCAGATATGTCATCCTCAGATCTAGTAATTATTGGCTCCCTTAAAACTTTAATTAACTCATCTATTGCCACCTTAGCAGCCTCTAATATTTCTATTTTTTTAGACATATATTCCTATTGTACATTCTGTATAAAACTTCTTCGTTTATCCTAAACTCATATTCACTGTCTGGAGTAAATGATACGATGTCGCCTTCGGTGACTTCTGTCATTTCTTCGTTCTTAAATATCAACTCTCCCCACAGTTCTTCAAGTCCAGATGTAGAGCTGAATACTTTATCCTCTGATGGAATTGGTCTAATAAAACAGAATGGTGACGCAGCAACCCATTTACCCCCATCTCTGGAGTATAGATAAACTTGATCAGACTCAACAATAAAAAGATCATCAGTCAAATGGTGCCAACTGCTCTTCTGCCTGCCCTTCATGTCGTAATAAAATTTAAAAACATTATGATGGACGACAACTATGTCATTCGGTTTTATTGGACCATTGTAATATATAGGTGTTGATATAACGGTAGCAAATCTATTTGATACCTTATGATCTTCTTGGGATGAACTTATGATTAACTCCTTACCTTCGTAATTTCTAATGTTATCATATCGCCTCCCATCAACAGCCTTGATGATAAAGCAATACGGTGACTTCATATTAAAAATCTATTTTGTATTCTACTGATACTGGCATTGTGTTAGAAAACTGTTTCCAGCATACAATCTCGCCTTGTCTTTCTATCCAGACTTGGTAACCTTCAGCCCCTAGCTTGATGGCGTGTATTGTATACTCCTTATTTAGAACCTCTTGACCTAATGTGTAGTGCATGCACTTCATATAGTCTGGTCCAACAGATATTTTTCTAACTATATTCACCTGTTAATAGATTGATGTTATTTGCACCGTATCTTTCTTGAACGTCCTTCTGGAAAGAGGAAAATTCTTGAACTGCGATTTCAAGCTCTGTTAGTACTGTTAGTTTTTGGCTTTTTAGACGTTCGAATGTTAGCTCGATATCAGCCACTTCGAACTTAAGGTCTCTATACCTTCTGTTCATCTCAACCAATCTGTTGAGGTCTTGTTCTTCTAATTTTTTCATTTTAATTTAATTTATAGTACAAATATAGTGATTATTATAATGTCATATCAATAATCACTTCATATCCCATTTGCTCATAAGCTAATTTAGCATATTTGTGTGCCGTGTCTAAAGATTGTTCTTCACCAGCTTCAAGTTCAGACTTGTAGCTTCCAATAGGAACATCTGTGTAAAGCATTTTACCTTCTAAGAAAGTATCTTTGTTAG